TTATCTTTTTGATAGAACCCTTTCTAATTTTGCTATTACTTTGAAGTTTGGATCTTCTTTTTGCACGGTGAATGCTTGGTAATTTTGATTGTCGCTGATGACGCTATACGATACATCAACGGGGTTGTACTGTAACCTCTTCACCATTATCACACCATTAAATAATATAATGTAAATACCTCCCAGTGCTTTTGCTTGTTCTGTGCTGTCATTGTGGATGCTAACTAATAGCGTGTCTCCATTTTTGATTGCGTCTGACATGCTGTCATCTGTTGCTGTGAATGTTGCTAGATCTACATTTGATAGCCCTTGTCTCTCAACAAATTCGTTTGATAATATTATCCATGCCGCCCCGTCTGTTGATATTTTGATATCATCAATATTTGATGTGTCAACTTTTAGCTCACCAATTACTGTATGCCCTTTGAAAAAATCTTCATCAACCGATACTTTTCTTACGTTATAGTTTGCCGCAGATCCTTGTAATTTGTTATCAGAGCTATTCTCGTGATTTTGTAATAGTTCAAATTTGTTTATGATGTTAGATACTTCATATTCAAATCCGCCCCCCTTTTTTCCTTTAGCTTTGCGTTTTTCCCAATTTTCGGCCTTTGCTCTTAAAGCTACCCCTTGTACAGTTTTAGGGCAGTTGTATTTACCAGCTATTTCTCTCGGTGTTAACCAAATCTCTTTCATGTTTGCGCCTTATATTTAAAGTTAACTTTAAAGTTTGTTTTAAAAGTTTATATTTTTATATCTTATTGTTTTTTATTTAAATAAAACCAAACAAAAGAAAAATATAAATTTTTATGTTATTTTTACTTTAAAGATGCATTGCAATTAACTTTAAAGTGAATTATCATTACTTACAAGTTAGATTTAAACTTAATTTTTAAGTTTAGAGCTAATTGGTATTGTTACATTTTTTTGAGAGGTGGTAAATATGGAAAAACAAGATTGGCATCTAGAAGATATAAAATGCGCACTGCGTAAAAAGCGAATTACTTTAAAGTCACTTTCAATTAAAGCTGGGTTGGCTCCCAATACTTTAAATAACGCTTTAAGGGTTTCTTATCCTAAGGCTGAGAGAATAATTGCTGACGCACTTGGTTTAGATCCTAGAGAAATTTGGCCTTCTCGCTATCAATATAAATAAGGTGGTTTTATGTGGATTACAGCACAAGATTTAACCCAGATTGTAGGGATGCCAAACACAGTTCAAGGTGTGTTATATAAAGCTAAGGTTGAAAATTGGGAGCGTCGTAAAGTAAAGGGTGTTCGTGGCGGTGCTTTTGAATATAACATCTTTTCTTTATCTATCTACGACCAAGCTCGTGTTTTGAAGTCAAAAAACAAAATTATGATTGGTGGTAATCAGATGATAGATAAGCCAGAGCCAAAAGAGAAAAGCTATTGCGCTGAAGTTCTGTGGGCTCGGTGTGATAAAGCGACAGACAAGCAAAAAGAGGAAGCAAAAATTAAAGTTGCAGCTGTTGTTGCGGTCAGGCAGTTAGTCGCTACCGGCACAAAAACTGTTGAAGCTTTTAATATTGTTGCAATAACACACAAACACCCATCCGGCAATGTTAGGCGTTGGTTTTACCAAGTTAAAGAAATTGAGCAGTCTGATTTATTGCCGGCATTAATAACTGGCAACATGGATCGTGATTATTCATCTCGGCAATACAAAATGACACCTGAAGCTTGGGACTTTTTCGTTGCTAACTATTTCAGACCTGAGCAACCGGCATTTAATGCGTGCTATCAAATGCTGTGTGATGTCGCTAAAGAACGGGGTTGGGATATTCCACACAAATCAAGCTTGCGCCGAAAGATTGAACGTGAAATCACACCACAACAGCAAGTATTGTGGCGTAAGGGCGAGCATGCACTAATGCAGTTGTATCCTGCACAGCAACGTAGCGTTATTGAGCTTGATGCGCTCGAATGGATTAACGGTGACGGTTACCTGCATAACGTGTTTGTTAAGTGGTATAACGGCGAGATTTTGCGACCTAAGACATGGATCTGGCAAGATGTTCGTACTCGCAAAATCTTAGCTTACTACTGTGATATTTCAGAGAATAGCGATTCAATTCGTCTATCGCTTGCTGATGTAATTGAAAATTACGGCATACCAAAGCATGTCACTATCGATAACACGAGAGCAGCAGCAAACAAATGGTTGACTGGTGGCGTACCAAATCGTTACCGCTTTAAAGTTAAACCAGATGAGCCGATGGGGATTATTCCAATGCTTGGCATTCAGCTTCATTGGTCAAGTGTCATGTTTGGTAAAGGGCATGGTCAAGCAAAGCCGATTGAGCGTGCATTTTCTCACGGTGGGCTTGGTGAGCTGGTTGATAAGCACCCTTTGTTAGCTGGAGCGTATACAGGGGCAAATGTGCTTGAAAAGCCCGATAACTATAACAGCAAGAATGCTGTTGATGTTGATGTGTTCTTAAAAGCGCTTGAGCAAGGTATTGCTATGTTTAACAGTAAACCGAACCGCAATACCGAGGTCTGTGGTGGTGTGATGTCGTTTGATGATGCATTTAATGCTAGCTATCAATCAGGCGCCATTAAAAAAGCTACAGCAGAACAACGCCGATTATTGTTACTACCTTCTGAAGCGGTGACCGTTCGCTTTGATGGCGCGTTTACGATTGATGCCGGTGGCTCAATTCGTGGCGCTAAAAACCGCTACTACAATGAAAAATTAATTGGCATTCGACCTAATAAAGTTGTTATTCGATTTGACCCTCGCAACCTACACGATAGCGTGCTTGTTTATACGTTGGATGGTCGCTTTATCTGTGATGCTCAGTGTTTAGATCGTGTTGCGTTCGGTGATACGCAAGCCGCTCGTGAACATAAACGTCAACGTACGCAGTTCGTTAAACGCCATAAGGGCGCAGCCGAAAATCAAAAACGCATGTCGATTTTAGAAGTTCAATCGCTCATGCCCGATATTGAAGTATCAGAAAAACCAGATTCAAAAGTTATTGAGATTTTAAAAGCTGAGCAATCAAAAAATGGAACAACGACAGATGAGGACATGAGCAAGGCGAAAGCTGATGTACTTGATTTTGATTCAGCATTTGAAGCTGGCATAAAAAAATTAGCAGCCCAAAAAAAATAAGGAGTAAGTCATGTTTACTGGTATTAGAAATGAAATAAAAGCAGCGGTTGAAAATGGTGAAAAATATAGCGCTATTGCGAAACAAAGCGATGTTTCACCTACAGCACTCAGTCAGTTTATGAATGATTCGTATAGCGGCGACAACCAGAAAATTGCTGATAAGTTAACAGTATGGCTTGATAACAAAAAGAAAGCGAACAACTTGAAAACCGCACCAAGTTTTGTTGAAACTCCAACAAGTAAAAAGATATTTAATGCGCTTGATTATGCAAAAATTGCGGGTTGTTTTGTCGTAGTCTATGGCAATAGTGGTGTTGGTAAAACTAACGCAATTACTGAATATGCTAGGCAACCAAATACGTGGTTGATTACCGTTAGACCTTCATCAGCAAAGTTACTTGAATGTTTATATGACATAGCTTGCGCACTCGATATTGATTATGCACCAAAAAGGCTCGGTACATTAAGTAGTGCTATATGTAAAAAAATGCGAGAGACCAAGGGTTTGCTAATAATTGATGAGGCTGACCACTTACCCTACGATGCGCTCGAAGAAATTCGTTTGATTCAAGAGATGACGGGGGTCGGTGTTGTACTGTGCGGTAACCATCAAATCTATTCTAAATTATCAGGCAATGGCTCTCGTAAAACTGACTTTGCCCGTCTCTTCTCACGTATTGCTAAAAAAGTGGCGATTTTAAATACCACCGAAGGTGATGTTGATGCAATCGCTGATGCGTGGGGTATTCATGGAGATAGAGAAAGAAAAATAGTTCATCAGCTAGGTAAAAAGGCGGGCGCACTTCGTATCATTAAAATGACGTTATCACTTGCTGCAATTCTTGCAAATAGTAGTAACGCAGCAATCAATGAAACACACATTAGTGCGGCAATTAGAGATTTGGAAGGTGTTTGATTATTTATCAATTTGATGAGGGGGAAATCATGCAAGAACAACGTAAGCCGTACAGTGCTGAAGAAATCGCGCTAACAATGAATGATGTATCAAAGATTATAGAGCAGCTATCGAGTGAAGGATTTTTGGTCAATAAAGTTGTAATCGGTAATGCTCTACGCCCCACTATTTTTTTATTTAGCAATGACAAGTGCCGAGATTTAATAATATCCGGTAAAGCGTCGTATCAGCATTTTAATAATGTCATGCCAATTAAGCAGGGCGTTTTTGAATATTCTGGATGTCGTGTGGTTTGGTCTGAAAGTTTGATTTGATTAAAGGAAAGAAAAATGAACAAAAATAAAGATAAATCTTGCAAACAATACACTAACGAAACGGTAATTGATGGATATTGGAAAGATGCTAAAGGTGCGTTAATTCCTAAGGAGGTGATCAAGGACGTTGATATGGAGCGTGAAATCGTTGTTGCTGATATTATCGAGCATGCCAAAACTCTTAATAAAGAGTTAGCACTATTCAAAGCTAAAGCTTTTGGCGATATATCCTTTTTTGTGGAGTTATCAGCTGATTGTTATGGCGTTAACATTGGGGGTAAAAAAGGCAATATCACTTTGTTTAGTTTTGATGGTAAATATAAAATTCAGCGCTCAATGCATGATTGTATTGCTCCGAATGAGTGCGTTTTAGCTGCAAAACAATTAATCATTGATTGTGTTGATAGTTGGACTAAAAATGCGAGACCGGAGTTGAAGGCATTAGTTAACAGGGCTTTTACTACCGACAATGATGGAAGTTTGAAGCTTGGTCGTTTGCTTGAATTACGACGTCTTGACATTAAAGATGAGTGCTGGCAAAAAGCAATTGATGCTCTAACAGACTCATTGCAGGTTGTGGGCAGTCGTTCTTATATTCGTGTTTATGAACGAGTCGGTGATAGTAACGAGTATCGACCAATCGCCCTAGATATTGCGAGTGTTTAATATGACAAAATCACAATTAATTAAACTTATTCATATAGCCAAGCAAAAGCTTGGCTTAGATGATGAAACGTACCGCGCTTTGCTTGTCGCTGAAACTAAAAAAAGCTCGTGCTCTAAAATGCTAAAACATGAGCTTGAGAAAGTTTACGAAACAATGAAATTGAAAGGGTTTGAGTATACAGGCGTAAAAAAGAAGTATGGTGCACCGGTTGTCAAAACATCAGATCGGCGTGATGACATAAAAAAGATCCGCGCTATCTGGATCACAATGGGACATCAAGGGTTTATTTCTGATTCACGTGATAAGGCGTTAGATGCATTTGTCGAGCGTATGACAAAAAAATTTACTAGCGGACTTGGCATTAAAACTCATGCATGGCTTGACTCTTATTTAGCTCAGCATGTTTTGGAGTCTTTAAAGAGCTGGCATATACGTGAAATGGTTGATAAATTTTTGTTAGTTAGCGGTGTATGTTATAAAGATAATGTGCTTTATTTGCCAGATAGGACTTCATACAGCGGGTATGATGAAATTAGAGGGCTTTATGAAGACGTGCTTAAAAAGAGATATAAGGGGAAGCAAAAATGAAATTAGGACGCTGCCCTATTTGTCATAGCGATTTGCATTTAGATTCAATTATTGAGGATCAGGCTGGTCGTGATGTTTTAAGTCTTTTACTTAAGTTTACACATAACTGCGCACGTCCAGTTGTTGCTTATGTCGGTTTATTTCGACCGGCCAAGTCCAATCTTAGTAATTCACGCACAGCAAAATTGATGGAAGAAGTTCTTGAGCAATTCAAACCAAGTCGCCATTTAGCTCACGCATTAAATGAAACGGTTAAGCAAATTCAAAAAAAACGAGCAATCAGTAATGAAATTAAGCCACTTGCAAATCATAATTATTTAAAAACAGTTTATAATTCAACTGCGCACTTATTTTTGTATACTGAGACAAGTAAAGAGGATGCGCCAGCAAAAGAAAGCAACGAAGTTTATTTTGAGCAAATGTATCGTGCTAAAGCTGATTTTTCAAAAATAAATGTCGAAGGTGCGCAAGAATGGTACCAAAAAAGGAGGAAGAGAGATGGTCGATGATAATTTAAAACTGTTCGACGATGATCATGAGGAACTGGGATTTGCACTGGATACATTAGACAATATGACTGATGTTATAACGATTCGAAAAAACTGGCCAAAACTTTTATCTGAGTTTGTTGATTTATTCTGTGCGGAGCTTGTTAGGCAAGGTATGCAAAATGAAAAAGCAATAATCACGGCAACCAAGCTCGTTTGCGTACTCGGTAATTATTTTGGTGGGCGTGTTTGTTATATTCCAAATGGTGAGAAGTTAAAGCAGGCGATACGCGATAATCGAATTTTTCTTGATTATCAAGTTAGCGACGGAAATATAACAACACTAGCAAAAAAATATAATTTAACAGATAGTCATGTTTATTCTATTATACGGGAGCAATTAGCATTGCATAGAAAAAAATATCAACCAGACATGTTTGAAAGGAGGGAACAATGACAATAAGAGAAAAATTTATAAAGGTTCGAAATTTTATTTATATATTACTGGCAATATATCTTATTTATCTTGCTGTCACTCATTTTATAGGTACGAATGCTCCTACGTGCGGAGCAAAAGAAACTGTTAATAACGTTTTTTCTATTTTAAAGAAAGGCGCTCTACAAGATGGAATGACTGAAGATGAAGTGTCTCGCATTAATTTAAAGTTATCTAATATAATCACTTTAGATAAAAATAGTGTCGGTGCGTATTTTTGCGAGGCTGACGTGATATTACAGCAAGGTGATATCAAAACGACTAATCACATAAAATATAACAATAGAATTATTGAAGATAAAAAGGATGCATTTTTAACAACAATCACTAGTATCAACTAAATCTAAATTTCTTAGAGCTACCTCAAACCCAACAATTCTTTAATTGCCCTATCCTTTAATTATTAAACTAATTAAAGGATAGAAAATGGAAAACCAATTATCCCCGCACTTTAAAAAATCCGAGTTCATGTGCAAATGTGGCTGCGGCAATGTTTTATATGCTTACGAGCTGCTAGATGTGCTTGAAGACGTCCGTAAACATTTCAATGCACCGGTCATCATCAATAGCGCTTATCGCTGCTCATCTCATAATAAAGCGGTTGGTGGTTCACCACTCAGCCAGCACATGAACGGCAATGCGGCTGACATTGTCGTTAAAGGTGTTCGGCCAAAAGATGTTGCTGATTACTTGAGCTCAAAATACCCAGGCAAATACGGCCTAGGTCGCTATAAATCATTTACCCATATTGATGTGCGCAAAAACCGAAGTCGCTGGGGTGCTAACTAATGATTGAGTCTGCTCACTCAATTGATGATTACGTCAAAATGTACCCAATTTTACGTAATAAAAAATTTTTAGAACTTTTTGAGTTTGCACGTGAGTGTGCAATGAACTGTGCGATAAGTGGCGATAACTACAAGGTAGTCCCGTTATACAGTCATGATGCTACTTATCAATCTGTTTTTACAAAGGGCTGGCAAAGTGTTAGTGAGCAAGATATCAGATTACAAAAAGCTCTTATGGATTTAAGGAAATCAAAGTATGAAAAAAATACTTGAATTAATTACAAACCCCAAAACAGGGAAATTATCATCATCAGATTGTGCGGTAAGCTTGGCTTTTGTTGTATCTAGCATTGTTGTGCTTTACCAATGCTTTAATTATCAGCAAAACGAGCTGTTGCTCGGTACTTATTTGGCAGCTTGGGTTGCGCAATCACAAGCTAGCAAGCGTGCTGCAATTAAGCGTGCTTCAGTTGAATTGAAGGATGATTCTAATGATTAAATTTTTAAAAAACTTATCCCCTACTGTGATTGTGCTGTTTGCACTTTCGATAATTAGTTTTTATTGGATGCAACAAAGCCAAAAGTTGGAGTCCAAAATTGCAACTTTAAAAGAGAATTTTACGCAAGAAAGATTAGCGATTGCTAATGCTCATAAAATCGAACTACAACGACGATCGGAGCTTAATGATGAATTAACGCGAAAGTTAATCGAAAAACAAAACCAAATCACAGAACAGTTACAGCAATTAGAGAGTGCGATAGATGATGCGATTAAAAAAGATGGCGCCACTTATAACGGCATTGGTGCTGACAGCTTGTGCATCTACAAAAGAGCCCATGGCTACGATTGTAAATAACACGCCGCCGATGTCGGCCGTGACGCTACCAGTAAGGCCGTTGCCGCCCAAAAACGGCAAGCCCGCTGAACTGTTGCGGTTTGCTACACAATACGGCACTTACTGCCAGCAATTAGAAAACAACATAAAAATTATTACAGAGTGGGGAAAACTACAAAATGGACTTGGTCGATAAAAGTAATGATGCAGAACAATTGCTGCGTAATACAGAGATTGATAACTATATTAATAGAGTTCGTCCACAGCGGATTAGTGATAATTGCATTGATTGTGATGAACTAATACCCACTGAGCGATTAAATGCAGGTGGTTATATCGTTCGCTGTATTGATTGTCAGTACATATATGAACTTAAGAAAAAACAGGGGCGATTATGATTGATTTTTTACGGCAACACTGGTCGACGCTTAGCTCTCTGGGTGCGTTTGCATTGTCGTTTTTAGTGATGTTTTTAGCGACAAAATTTGCAAAACGTGAAGAGCTGGATGCTATTGCTAGTGATGTATCAAAACTAAAAAAAGATGTCTCGACTATTCAAGGTCAGCTTGAGTCGTTACCAACAAAAGATGACATTCATAAGCTTAATTTAGAGATATCAGGTTTGCGCGGTGATATTAAAGAGATAAAGCCCGAGCTGGCTGGAGTAAAGCGGATCAGCAATCTTTTATTAGAAAACGAATTAAAGGAAAGCAAAAAATGAGCTTTAGACAATTACTAGATGAGGATCGTCGACTAGTTGCACTTCGTGCTTTATGCGACTGTGGCGGCTCAGCAAATGAATCGGTATTACAAACATGCTTGGATCAGTACGGTCATCGCATCAGTCGCGACTCAATGCGCTCATACATGAGCTGGTTAGCTGAGCAAAATCTGATAAAACTTCAAGATGTGGCCGGCTGCTTTGTTGCTGATATTACGGGACGCGGTGAAGATGTTGCAACTGGTCGAGCAATTGTTATCGGCGTAAAAAAACCACGAGCAAGCGACTATGACTAAACAAACACGCGGGCGACCGTCTAAAGTTGACTTGCTACCGCAAGCCATCAAAGATGAGCTACATAAGCTACTACGTGATAAAAGCATGACACAGCAAGATATTCGTGTAGCTATTAATGAGCTTATTGATGAGCATGGTCTTAGTGATGATATGAAACTAAGCCGCACCGGATTAAATCGCTATGCAACCCGCATGGAAGATATTGGCGCTAAAATCCGTCAATCGAGGGAGGTAGCAGAAGCATGGACGGCAAAGCTCGGGGATGCGCCGACGTCTGACGTCGGTAAATTGCTACAAGAAATTGTTAGAACATTAGCTTTTGAAACATCGATGCACATGAGTGAAAAAGGCAAAGCTGTAGAGCCGAAAGCATTAGCACAAATGGCGTTAGCAATTCAACGTGTAGAGCAAGCAGCAATGGCTAGTCATAAGCGAGAAAAAGAAATCCGTGCTGCATTTGCTGAAGAAGTTGCCGAATCAACTGAAAAGGCGGTAAGAACAGCTGGCATGAGTGCCGAAACAGCACAAAATATTAAACAAATGATTTTAGGTATTGCGTAATGACTGAGTTTAAGACTGATATAACAACTGTTTCAGCATCAGTTAATGCCATTTTAAATAATGAATTTAACCCCGATGATGTTTTGCTTGGTTATCAAAAGCGTTGGATTGCTGATTCGTCCGTTTTAAAGGTCGCTGAAAAGTCTCGGCGTACAGGTCTTACATGGGCAGAGGCATGTGATGCAACACTTACGGGCGCAATAAGTCGTGACGCAGGTGGCCGTAATACGTTTTATGTTGGCTCATCTAAAGATATGGCGCGTGAGTTTATTGATGCATGTGCAATGTGGGCCAAGACATTTAATTATGCTGTCAGTGAAATTGTTGAAGAGGCGTTGATTATTAAAAATGAGCGCACGGACGTTTTAACGTTTGTTATCTATTTTTCATCAGGTTTTAAAATTCAAGCGCTTTCATCAAATCCGAAAAACCTGCGGGGTATGCAAGGTAACGTAGTAATAGATGAAGCAGCATTCCATGAATATTTGCCGGAGTTACTCAAGGCTGCTATGGCGCTCACGATGTGGGGGGCAAAGGTTCGTATAATCTCAACACACAATGGCACTGATAATAATTTTAATGAGCTGATCCAAGAGATAAGAAAAAGCAAACGCAAAGGCTCAGTGCATACAATTACATTGGATGATGCGTGTAAAGATGGGCTTTATCGTCGAATTTGCCAAGTTAATCATATTGATTGGACGCAGGAAAAAGAAGACGAATGGAAAGCTGATTTATTAAAAGGCTGTTTTACGGAAGACGATGCGCTTGAAGAATATTATTGCGTACCCAAAAATGGTGGTGGTGCTTATATCTCTCGCGTTCTTATTGATAACGCAGCTAAAGCCGAGCATAAAGTTGTGCGTTACGAAATGCCTAAGGGTCACATGCTTTGGACTGAGCCCGCTCGGACAACTGAAATAACTACGTTTTTTAATGAAAAAATCAAACCGATACTTGATAAATTAAATAAAGAAACTCGCCATGCTTACGGTCAAGACTTTGCACGAAACGGTGATAGGTCAACAATAGCGATTGAGAGTATCGAACAAAGCACAACTCGTAAGATACGATTAACAATAGAGCTTCATGATGTGCCATATAACCAGCAAAAAGAGCTTGCTTTTTTGATTATCGACCACACCCCTCGCGTTATTGGTATTGCAACAGATGCCACGGGTAACGGTGGTTATCTGGGTGAAGCGCTGCTATTACGCTATGGTCAATCAATGGTTGATGCTGTGCATACTACTGAGAACTTTTATCGAGAGTGGTCGCCAAAATATAAGGCGTTATACGAATCTGGTTTTATCGAGATACCTAAAGACGAAGATATTATTATTGACCAACGACATCTGCAGATAATTCGTGGTGTACCCAAAATCGACAAATCACGAGATAAAGGTAGTGATGGTCAGAAGCGCCACGGCGATAGTTGTGTTGCCTACATTATGGCGGTACGCGCAAGCTATATGAATGGGTTTGTTGCTGAGTTTACTACGCTACCAAGTAAGCACGAGCGTGAACGAGCAAAAACAGGTCGAAATAATAGATATGATGATTTACCAAATTACGAAAAAGGATGCTGGTGATGCTGAATTTATTGAAACGCAACAAATCAAAATTTATTGAGCGAACCGAACCCAAATTTAGTTTGCCGACAACAAATAAAGTACCGCAAACGGAAAGGCGGAATGACAGTACAATAGTTATAAAGCGGCATGAAAGCACTCACCCGTCTGTGGGCTTGACGCCTGCTCGAGCAGCGTCAATATTGCTAGAGGCTGAGCGTGGCACACTATACCCTCAGTGCGAGCTAGCTGAGGATATGGAAGAAAAAGATACCCATCTACAATCTGAGCTAGGTAAGCGTCGCCGAGCGGTGCAAGGTTTAAATTGGCATATAGTCCCCCCACCCCGTGCAACGGAAGCGGAGCAACGGGATGCGGAGTTATTGACCGAAATTATAGAGTCTTTTACGTGGTTTGACGATTGTATCTATGATGCAACTGATGCAATTTTGAAGGGTTTTAGCTGTCAGGAGTTTACAGGTTGGGAGCAAGTAGATGGATTAATGTTGCCGACTGGTATTGAATATCGCGACCCAAGTTGGTTTCAGTGTCATCCTGATAATAAAAATGAACTGCGATTACGTGATGGGTCGCTTGAAGGGCAGGAGCTTGCATCGTTCAACTGGATATTTCATACCGCAAAATCAAAAAGCGGTTATCTATCACGAATAGGATTGATTCGTACTTTGGTGTGGCCATTTATTTTTAAAAACTATTCAATACGCGATTTGGCTGAGTTTATCGAGATTTATGGCTTACCGATACGAATCGGTAAGTATCCGGCGGGTGCTACTGACAAAGAAAAAAATACATTGCTAGAAGCTGTCATGCAAATCGGGCATAATGCCGGCGGTATCATCCCGACCGGCATGGAGTTGGATTTTAAAAGTGCAGCTGAAGGCGGTGCAGAGCCGTTCGTCGCTATGGTTAACTGGGCAGAGCTTAGTATGTCTAAAGCTATATTGGGTGGAACGTTAACAAGTCAGGCGGGTAGTGTTGGCTCACAAGCACTAGGGAACGTGCACAACGAAGTGCGCTTTGAAGTTCGTGATAGTGATGCTAAACAATTAGCTGCAACGTTAACCCGTGATTTAATTATGCCGCTGTACATGTTAAACGGTAAATCGTTTAACGATCCGAATCGTCATCCTCGTTTTGAGTTTGATTTAAGTGAACCCGAGGATTTAACAACCTACGCCAGCAATTTGCCGACCTTGGTCAATATGGGCATGAAAATATCAACGGCGTGGGTGCATGATAAGTTACAAATTCCTATAGCTTCTGAAGATGATGACATTCTTAAAGCAGCTGAGCCACAAATGCCTGCGTTTTTAAGTGCTAAAACCCCCAAAGGGTTTGCAACATTAAATGCTAGTCAAGAGGTCGACCCGTTAAAAGCAGCACCTGCTGTAATTACTGGTGATGACTGGCAACAAACAATAGACCCCGTTTTAAAGCCAATTGTTGATATTATTATGCAAAACGATTTAGCAACAGCTAAAAATAAAATTGAAGATCTGTATAGTGATTTAGATAGCGAACAGCTTCAAGATATGATTGCTCGTGGTATCTTTGTTGCTCAGTTATGGGGTCGATTAAATGCTTGATATAGATCTTGGTTATGCAATGAAGTTAGAGCCAAAACTGGCGGTTGATTACTTTCGCTCTAAGGGCTTTAAAATCACGTGGAACTGGCAAGAGATGTCAACACAAGCACACGCTCAAGCATTCACGGTTGCAAAGGCAACCTCGCTTGATGTGCTTGAGTCCATTCAATTAGAGCTTGATAGAGCGCTAGCAATGGGAATAACAGAAAGAGAGTTTAAAAAGAATTTAACGCCCGTTCTTCAAAAGCTCGGCTGGTGGGGTAAGCAGATTAATGTCAACAGCCGCGGAGACGCCGAAGAGGTGCAACTTGGCAGTCCAAAGCGTCTAAGTACTATCTATCGCACAAATCTTGCTACTGCGTATCAGGCAGGCCGTTATCAGCAACAATTAGCTAGTAGCGAAACGCACCCCTATTGGCAATATATTGCAACCATGGATAATAGAACGCGGGCAGCTCATGCTGCATTGCATTTGAAGGTATTCAGATATGACGATTCAATTTGGCAAAAGCTCTACCCACCCAACGGTTGGGGTTGTCGTTGCCGTGTTCGTGCGTTAACTAAGTCGCAAGTTGAACATGAAGGATTGACTGTTGAGTCAAGTAACGGGAAATTGGAAACGTATGAAGTAAATACTGACGCTGATGATGCAGCAGGCGAAGCGTATCAATCTGAAGTGACTCAGTATAAGTCTGGCAGTCAAACAATGCGAACTGATGCCGGCTGGTCGGGCAATGTTGGTAGTGCTGCGATGGGGTCAGATATCAATATTGCCAAAAAACTTACAACATTACAAAACAGAAAACTACGTCAGCAGGTTATTCAATCATTAAATAATGCGCCAGTTCGGCAGAACGCGTTTGCTGAGTGGGTGGGCAATATACTAACAACTCGCCGAGCTGGTAATGCTGTGCAACCATTAGGTTTTATGACTGATGATATTGCAGAGCAAGTCAAAAAAATATCAGGGATTGAGCCAGCTAGGTTATTTGCTGTGAGTGAAAAAAATATATTGCATGCTGACAGCCTAAAACACCAAAAAACCGGCGTTAAATTAACACTAAAAGATTATCAATCATTACCTAAATTGATTGCTGATGCACAAGCTGTGCTGTGGGATAAGCAAAAGAATAATTTGCTTTATATAGCAAAAGGTAGCGACACAATGAAAATTGTTATTAATGCGCCATATAATTTGAAGGGACAGAAAGACGCGCTTGATATCGTAATTAACGCATACAAAGCCAGCATAGTTGATTTGCAGAAGAGCGTAAAAGGCGGGCAGTATGCTGTTCTAAAGGGCGGGATATAAATAACAAAGCCCTGACGTGCAGGGCTTATTGCCGTGGTGGGAGTTGAACCCACATAAACATGTGGCGCTGAGTGTAGCGCTTATGCCGAATTACCGTTATCCGTACACAGCTTAGTGATAACTATAAAACAAGATTAAATATTATGCAAATAGATTATAAGTTCAGTGATGAAGCAATCCAAGCGAGTATAAAGCGCTTGAAAGAACTTGGCACAGACATGACGCCCATTACTCGTGGCATTGCTGCAGTGCTTGCAAGCGAGGCTGATGATGCATTTCAAAAGGAAGCTGACCCTACAACTGGGAAAAAATGGCAACAACTTACGCCGAATTACGCTGCCAAGTTAACGGCCAAAGGGCTGACAGGTAAAATGCTAAATAGAACAATGGGTGGACTTGCAATGTCATTAACTACTGATTTTGATGCGGTTAGCGCGGTTATTGGTTCAAATAAAGTTTATGCGGCTATTCATCAGCTAGGCGGTACGTCTGACATGTCAAGCGCCCCTGCAGCTGTCCCTGCACGCCCCTACATGGGATTATCTCAATACGGTGTCAGGGATATTATCGATATAATTAATATAACGCTCTCTAACGCGATTAAGGATTAGAGTTGATAGATATTGCATACAAAAATATTTAAATGATTCTGGACGTTTTTAAACGTGTTTTAAACGTAGTTTAGTTATTGCTTCCCTCCCCTCTTTTTATTTCTTGTTTGTTTTCTTCCTTAAAAATGTTTGAAACGCCACAAACCCAATAAATTTTCCCTGCCGTTAATCTAGCGGCATGAAAACGAAAAACACACTTAACAAAAACAAGATCGCCATTTTATCAGCAACATTAAATGCGGCTGGCGATGGCTGGTATCAGTTGCTACCAGCAGGCGAATTTAAAGCACGCGATGGTCGCCCTTTCGATATTGAAAGTGGTTGCTGGTTTTTAGATGAAAATATAGCTACTGCATTCATTCAACGCACAATCGATGAAAGCAAAGGTAAGCCGATTCTTATCGATTACGACCACCAAACGCTTCACAAAAATGAAAATGGGCAAAAAGCGCCCGCTGCTGGACGGATTGTTAACCCGTCGCGGGATATAAAATGGATGCCAGATGGAATATATATCAAGCCGCGCTGGACTGCTATTGCTGAATCTGAGATTGCTGACGAGCAATTCAGTGAGTTATCTGCTGTTTTTCCGTACGACGAGAAAGGGCATCCGCTTTATTTGCGGATGGCTGCAATAACTAACGACCCAGCGTTGCTTGAAATTAAATCGTTAGTTGCGCTTGCGGCTGAATTTTTTAACGAAAAAGAACAAAGGGAAATAAAAATGAATGAAGTATTAAGACGCATTCTGGTGCAGCTCGGTGTTTTGGGCTCTGATGATTCAACTGAATTAAATGATGAAAACATAACAGAGTTTGCAAACAAAGCTGCTGAAAAGTTGAATGCGCTAATAGAAGCATCAAAAGCTGCTGTTGATGTAAGTAATGCGCTAGAAAGTGCAACAACAACTGAATCTGCTATCACCGAGATTGTTGATGTTGTTGATAGCTCACTCAGCGAAATTGAAGAAGCAGAAATTATCGTTGAAGAAGCAGCACTAAGCGGTATTGATTTAAGAAAAGCTGTACCGGTTTCGGCATATCAGAGACTTTCCGCACGCTATGCTGCGCTAAGTGCAAGTGCTGGTGATTCAAGTATTAGCGAGTTATTGCGACGCGGGCGGCAGCGTGGGCAGGTTACTAATGCGAATATCAGCTATCTAACCGCCGTTGGTCGCAAGCATGGTGTTGCTGCACTGTCTGCTGCAATTAATGCTATCCCGCCAATTACTGCGCTATCAGCAAAACAAACTAAAGCGATTAATAAGCCGGTCAAGCAAGCGGGGACTGCAGTCTTGTCTGCTAGTGAAAAAGAAGCAGCGCGATTGCTCGGCATCACTGAAGCTGAATTTCAAAAACGTAAAAAAGGAGCAGCAAAATAATGGCTATTGTAACTAATGAGCTGGTACAAAACTTATTTACCGCATGGAAAGGCGATTTTCAAAAAGGCTTGTCTGGTGCTGAACATCAATATTCAAAAGTTGCGACTGTTGCGCCTAGTACGTCACGCTCAACTACTTACGGGTGGCTCGGCGATTTTCCGGCGATGCGTAAATGGATTGGTGAGCGCGTACTGAAAAGCATGAAAGAGCATGGTTATCAGTTAACAAATGATGACTACGAGGGCACTGTCGTTGTTCCAAAAAACGCTATCGCAGATGATGAAGTCGGAGTGTATAGCATGATGTTTGAGGAGATGGGAAACTCGGCAGCAAACTTGCCCGACGAGCTGGTTTTTACGGCATTGACAAAGGGATTTACTACGCTCTGTTATGACGGTCAAAACTTTTTTGATAAAGATCACCCTGTTTACAAAGAAGTTGATGGTTCTGGCAGTGTGGTTAGCGTGAGTAATGTGCTAGAAGATCCGAATTATACGGGGCAGCCATGGTACGTTCTCGATTGTTCTCGAGTGATTAAGCCGCTTATTTTTCAAGAGCGTCAGCAACCAAATCTTATCATCATGAGTGATGACAAGGACGAAGCGCTATTTATGCGCAAAGAACTGCGGTTTGGTGTTGATTCTCGTTGTGTTGCAGGCTATTCATTCTGGCAACTTGCTTATGCGGTTAAAGCACCATTAAACGGCGACAACATCTGGCGAGCAATTGAAAATATGCGAGCAATTCGTGGTGATGGCGATAAGAAATTAGGTATTAAGCCGACGCATCTGGTTGTGCCAACTTCGCTAGAACAAGCAGCAACGAAAGCACTTAAGCGAGGTTTGACAGTGGAGCAAGGCGCAACTGTTGATAACGAGTTGCAAGATCGTCTTGAGCTTGTTGTCGCTGATTATCTTGGTTAATTAAGGTATGTGAAAATGAAACCAAAAATTGAAGTTATCAATAATCGACACGACGGTTATCGCCGAGCTGCGATAGCGCTTAAAAGAGGCAAAAATGAATTTTCAGAACTAACTGACGAGCAAGTCAAAATGCTGCAAGCTGATCCTGAGTTGGTTGTGACAATCATCGATGTGGAAAAATTAAATGAAGATTCTGGTGATAATTGCGGTGCTGGCAGCTCTGCTAGCAATTCAGGTTTGGGTTCGGATGAAACCGGTAAAAAAGAAAAAAGCGATGACGAAGCTGATGGAGCAAGTGGCGAAAGTGGCGCTAAAACTCCGGAAGTTCCTCAATCACATCTTGAGTTATCTCAAGCAGTTGTGGTTGCCTTAGCTGAATCTGATACGTCTGTTTTCTTCAATAAGGACGGTACGCCGAAAATTGCTAAATGGCGCGAGATAACAGGTAACACTGAGCTAAAAAAAGAAGAAGTGATTAAGGCGATTGAAGCTGCAAAATCGGGAGAGTAAGAATGATGTACGCAACAGCGCAGGATATGTATAACAGGTACGGCAAAACAGCTATTAATCAGTTAGCTGATAGTAAAGTTGATGTTGATGACGAAACTGGCGAGCTATTACAAACTCGTGAGCAAATTATTAGTAATGCAATTCTTGACGCATCTGCAGCTATTGACGGATATATCAGCGGGCGTATTACGTTACCTGTTGACAGAGTGCCGGCTGTGCTGGTTCGCGCTGTTTGTGTGCTGGCGTATTACAATCTGTCTGATGCTGTTGCCACTGAAAAAGCCGAAAAAGATAAAGATGACGTCGTTCGCTTTTTAGAAAAAGTTGCAGCTGGGCAAATTAGTCTGGGGTTATCTGTTGATAACAAAAAGCTTGCTGAGGTCGGTGATGTTGCTGTAGTTACTAGCGCCGGCTCGGTGTGGGCTCGTAGTTGTTCGAAAGGATTTATCTGATGAACCAGCTATCACCAACCGCTGCACTTGAAAAAGAGCTGATTGATTGCGTTAAAAGTCATTTTGCGGGTGAAATTAAGACGGTAGAAGCATTGGGTGGCGCATGGACTGATGAAACAATGCGAACGCTGTTAAAGGTTGCACCGGCGGTCTATATTGTATTTATCGGTAATTCGCCCAGTGATTTGCGTTATTGTGTTAAGCAAACATGGGCGTTGTTTGTTTCTGTCAACGTGCTTAATGGCATCAGAATTGAACCAGAAAAAGCATTTCTAATACACGACTATCTGATAAAGCTACTTAACAATCGGCGATTCAATTGTGCAGCTCGTGCAATGCAATTTAGTCAGTCTGCAAACTTGTTCAGCGATTTATCAGCAAAGCGTGGGCTGTTTGTTTATGGTCTCTATTTCACTGTTGATATGCCACTGCCGGCTAATGATGAGCAGCACACAATCGATGATTTTATTACTTACTATCACAAATTTATATCAGTAACCCCTAACTGGGAATCATTAAATACATTGCCACAGGACAATAATAATGACTGAATTTTTTATTAAACCATCAAGTGGCGTCACAGTTCGTGACCCCGAAACATTAGAGCCGTTAGCAGAAAGCGGCGAGTTAAAACCTAAAAATAGCTATTGGCTTCGCAGATTGAACGATGGCGACATCGAAGTCGTTGAGCAAGCAAAGAAGAAAAAGTAAAGGAGCTGAATAATGGCTGTTTCATTTAACACAATACCCAATACAGCGCGCGTACCGCTTGCTTATGTTGAGTTTGATAACTCGCAAGCGATTACGGGTACACCAGTTAAAAACAATAAAACCCTAGTTTTTGGGTTGCGTCTACCAACGGGCAAGGTTAACGCGGGAGAGCCGACGCGTATTACTCGTAAAGAGCAAGCCGAGTCAGCTTTTGGGCGTGGCTCGATGCTTGCTGAAATGTTAAAGGCCTTTTTGCACGCAAATCCCTATGCTGATTTATATGCGTTAGCACTTGATGATGCTGATGACTCGGTACACGCAACGGGTAAAATTACCGTCACCGGCACATGCAGCGCTGCAGGGCAAATTGCATTGATGATTGCGGGTATATCAATCCCTGTTTCTGTTCGTCAAAATGAAACAGCAACAACAATTGCAAATAAAATTGCTGCAGCAATTAATGCTAATACATTACTACCTGTCACAGCGAGCACGGCGGATGCAGATGTGGCGCTAATATGTCGCTGGGGTGGCATAACGGGCAATGATATTGATGTTCGCATTAATTATTATGCGGGTGAGACCATGCCAACCGGCGTTGCTATTGATATTTCAAAAATGGATGGTGGTGCGGGTAATCCAGATATATCGCAAGCTATTGCAGCTTTAGGCGACACGTGGTGGACAGACATTATTAACCCATTCACAGACACCGCTAATCTAAATTTATTAAGTGGTGAATTGCAATCGAGGTGGGACGGTATTCGTCAAATTGATGGACTCTGCTGGATTGCGTACCGAGGCACGCACGCGCAAGCGAGTACATTTGCATTAGCACGCAACGATTATTTATTTACATGCATACCAACAAACATATCACCAGAACCGCCATACATATGGGCTTCTGTTAATGCTGCAGTTTGTACTTATGCGCTAAATATCGACCCTGCTCGCCCTGTACAAACATTAGAGTTAACGGGTATTAAGCCACCAGCAATTGCCGACAGGTGGCAATGGAATGAGCGCAATTTGCATCTATTTGACGGATTAAGTGCTTATAACGTCAATGCAAATGGCAAAGTACAGTTAGATCGCGTTATCACAATGTATCGTGTAAATAAGTATAACGTTGAAGATGTCAGTTATTTAGATGTCGAAACAATTAAAACGTTGTCATATATACGTTACGCAATACGCGCACGTATTACGCAAAAATTTCCGCGTCACAAGTTGGCCGATGATGGTACGCGTTTTGGTGTCGGTCAACCGATTGTAACACCGGCAACCATTCGGGCAGAGTTGATTGCGTTATTTACAGAGCTTGAGATTCAGGGGTTGCTTGAGAATTTTGATGCATATAAGGAGGCCTTAATTGTCGAGCGTGATGCAAATGATAGAAATCGCATTAACGTGCTCAGTAATGATGATTTGGTTAATCAGTTCCGCATTTACGCACATTCAATCCAATTTTTACTATAACGAGGGTTAATTATGCAATATCAAGGTACTGCTATTATTCGCGTTAATGGTCGAGAAATCGAATCATTAACTGGTGCAACATTTACAACAGGCGGGTTTACGCGCCAGTCGGTCAAAGGTGCGCGGGTTTACGGGTTTAATCAAACCCCTATTGAGGCAACAATTAACATGACTATTCCCAATAGCGCTAACACGTCAATCGCTGATCTAAATAATATGACGGATGTCACTATCACATTTGTTCCTGATGCGGGCAAACAATGGTTGATGCCAAATGCTTGGGCAAACGGCAACGCTAGCGTTAATGGAGAAGGCAATATTACTTGTGGCTTTACTTCATGTGAGGCAAAGGAGATTTAAATGCAAATTAAATTAAAAGATGGTTTATTGGTTGGTGATGAGCGTATTACTGAATTAACTCTGCGTAAGATAACAACAGGCGATTTACTCGATAGTGAAGTCGCGGCAGAGCAAGTTAAGTTGACAGCGCAAGGGCATCAGTTAATTGCAAGCTCTGCTGTTATGTCAGCCGAGTTATATCGTCGCAGTGTTGCAAAAATTGGTGATTTAGATGGCCCACTATCGATGGGTCAACTTAAATCATTATCAATTGTTGATTATGATCTGCTTAGAAAAAAGTATAACGAGCTAAACAATCCGATAATCGATGAGGTGGCTGAAAATAGCAAAGAGGGGCGATAAGCTCATGCTCGTTCGTAAGCTCGAACGAGCAGCGCTATCGCTTAGCGCTCGAATTAACGCAAGCCCTGAGTGGATTTTAAAGTTGCCGCTCGACCGTTTTTATAGATACTTAACTTGGACATTTAAAAGTGACAGTAGAGAATAAAGCAAATTTTGTTGTGAACCTTACGGGTAATGTTGCTCAAAAAGCAAAATCGTTTGGCTCTGCTATATCGCAAATAGGCAAGAGTGGCTCTCGCTCGATGCGTTTGATATCATCTGCAATGTCTACGTCCAATAAAATTTTAGATAAATTTGACAATAAATTCGTTGGCTTTGCGACAGGTGGCGGTTTAGTCATGGCTGCAAAAAAAGTTGGTGACTGGCAGCAACAACTCACGGAACTTGGCACGCGTTACAATCTCACTGCTGAACAATCTGATGAATTTTTAAATACTGTGTACGCAACTGGCGCAGCATACAAAATGCCGTACAGCGATGTAATTACAGCACTGGATAAAATGTTAGAGCGCACTAATGACGTGTCTGGTAGTATCAGTAATGTTGATAATATTGCTAAGGCTATAAAAGGTCTTGGGCTAAATGCAGATGAAGCCGGTGCGCATGTTGCACAATTAATGAATAAAGGTTTTACATCTGACAATATTAATAAATTATTTAACGGTGTTGCATCAGCATCAAGGATTGGCACAGGCGATATCAAAGAACAACTAGCTGGCATAATTGAACTAACAAAAGACACGCAATGGCAATCACCCGAGCAATTAATGCAACTATTAGCTATTCAACGGTTAAGTGACTCACATCTTGGTAATAGCGTTGATGCGGCTACTGCAATGCAGTCTTTTAGTAAAGTTATTAAAGATAAACAAGCTCAGAGAGTCTTGCATGCTAATGGCATTAATGTTTATAGCGACAAAGATAAAACTCAATTTAAAGATCCGTCCGAGTTAATGCTCGAGATCGGTAATCGAGCAAAATTCAAAGAGCATAATCTAAAAACGATTTTTCCGGAAAATTTAATAAAGACAACGCAAGCATTTGCTGATTCTAAGCAACAACAAAAACTTCTTAGTGGTGTAAAAATTGAAGACGGGTTGCTTGAAGAAAAAACATCAAAAAATATCAATACCTTTAACGGTGCATTGACGTCACTGACAAATGCGGGGGAAAGATGGGCGCAGCTTAAACTTGCAAAACCAATCCAAGAACTGGCAGATGCAATTAACTCGCTCACACCTGAGCAATTAGATGAGTACACCAGCAAGCTAGAAACGGGTGCAAAAATCATCGGCGGAGCAATTGCGGCACGTTATGCGTATCGAGGCTACAAGAGTATTAAAAACGTGCTAAGTGGAGGTAAGGGTAAGTTAGGAAATGCTGCTGATTCAGCAATATCATCGGCGGATGCGACGCCGGTTTATGTGACAAACTGGGATGAACAGAAAGGAGGTAGAAGCTCGGGCGGCAATAACAACTCAGGCGGAATGAATCTACTTGGAGGTAACTTGTTAAAGCAATGGGCGCTAACACAGCAAATCTATGAAGCATCACGATTAACAGAAGATAAAGTTAAAGACTTGCCTGATGATGATAAACGTAAACAGTTATTTGAATATAATCAACGCGTCGAGAACGATCCGGCGTCATTTTATGATGATGGAAACACTCAAGGTTGGCTAGGCTCTGTAAGTCCCGCACTTGATAACGGTATGCAGAATCTAGGAAAAAAATTGAATAATGCATTTGCAGCTCTAGGTGAATCACTTTCACTTGATGGAAAATCTCGATCATCTTCAATCGTTCACAACGATCAGCAAGCAATAAAAGGTAATGTTCCGGCGCTGACGGAAAAATCAGAAATTGTTTTAAAAATCGAATCGGTCGATGGCTTGACAGTTAAAACAAAATCAATTAGCGCAGCAGATACAGATATTGTTGTGAATACTGGTAAAACATATGGCCGCGGCGGAGGCATGTATTGATGCTGGATTTTTTGAAAAACTTTGGTGCAAAAAACACAGGAAAAGGTTCGTTTCGTGGCGTGTCATTTTATATTATCGATAACGCTGAACGTAGTGGCGGCAATCGATTAATTAAGCATGAATACCCACTGCGCGATGTGGGCAAAATTGAAAATATGGGGCGTAGTACAGCATCAACAACAATCAATGCAGTTGTTGTTGGTAATAACTGTAAAGAGCAAGCTGATGCATTAATTGACGCGCTTGATAATTCAGAGTCGGGCGAGTTACAGCATCCTGATTACAAAACGCAATTAGTCTATATTGAGCAATGGAGCTCACGAACTGTCGCGAGCGAGCAGCGTGTTGTCTATTTTACAATAACATTCACCCCTGACACAGATGAAGACTCTCCCGTTGCTGATACAGATGGCTTATCTATTATGGGGGTTCTGTCTGATATTCTTGGTGCTGATATTGTTAATGATTTTGTAGCTATTTTCGATACTGTTAGTGATGCAATAGAGTTTGTTGAAGATTGTATGGAATTTGGCGAAGCAATAGTAAACAGTATTACTGGCGCGATTCGTGGTATTGCGAGTGGTTCGGGGTTGTCATCGCTGCTGGGAAAAGCTACTTCATATAAAGCAAGTCTAAAAAACTTATTTAAATCACCAAAAAAGACGGCCAAAGAATTGCGTGATTTGCTAGGCAGCATAAGTGATTTACGCAACGATAGCAAGCAAAAGAAAAGCAATAAATCAACAAATCTAGCTAATGCGCCAATAACACAAAAGCAAAGCAGAGACCAAAAAACAGTAACCCCACCCACTCCGCTGTTAAGTGATTTAAATAAGGGAGCGGTACAGGTATTCGAATCTGTTGAATTGAATATTAAAAATGCAACTGAAACAAAACCAAAAAATGATGTAACAAAAGCATTGCAGATGTTTATCGATGTAATTATCGCAACAGAAGTTGCAAAAGCAGTGATTCAAGATGCAACAGCAGCAGTTAAGAAAAATCAATCTGAAGCGATTGTGACTTATGACGATTGTAAGCAAGCAATCAAAAGTCATGGTGATAAGTTGCAAGCACTCATTATTGCTAGTAGTGATATGTACTGGTATCAAACAGCGCAAGCGTTAAAAGATGTTAAGCACGCATTTGTTACTCAGCTAGAAAAGTTATCAACTAAATTGCCGGCTGGAAAAATTATTGCTGCATCACAAACAGAGCCGGCGCTTGTCATGCTCTACCGTGAAACGGGTAACGCTGTACCAGTTGGACAATTTACACGTAGAAATAATTTAAAACATCCAACTTTTTCAATAGGTGGCAAAAATTACGAGGTAATCAATAATGGATAGACCAATTGTTGAGCTCTATGTTGGGCAATTGATATACAGCGGTTGGACTGATGTGCGTATAACTCGCAGTATAGAAGACATGAGTGGCTCTTTTAATTTGCAACTTACGTCAAAAACTGATGTTAATGACGGAGATATAAAAGCGGGTGCTGAGTGTTATGTTGAAATTAATAGCAATCGAGTTATTACGGGCTATATTGATGATGTTGTCATTGATATTAGTGATACAGAGCACACAATCACAGTTGTTGGTCGTGATAAAACTGCTGATTTAATCGATTGTGCGGCAACTCACGCGTCAGGACGCTGGCGTAATGCGTCACTTCAAAAAATTGCCGAAGATTTATGTAGGCCATTCGGTATTGATGTCATCTGGGATGTGAACGACAGTAAGGCAAGCGAACCGTTCAGGTGGATGCAAATAGAGCCGAGCGAGACCGTTTTTGAAATACTGGCACGTGCTGCACGTCAACGCGGCATACTCATGACAAGTGATGTTTACGGCAATCTGGTATTCACAAACGCAGGCGAAAAAAATATAGCAATACTAACGCTCGGCGATAATATCAAAAATTTAAGTATAACACGCTCATGGCGCGATAGATTCAGTCTGTATCGCGTTCTGGGTGATTCTGCGGGCGGGGCGATTTGGGGTGAAACTCAAACAGCAGTGCAATCAACAGCGGTTTATGCAAATGTAACTGATGAGTCGATTACGCGCTATCGCCCTACTATCATTATGTCGGATGACAATATCAACAAAAAAAATGCAGCTGTACGTGGCGACTGGGAACGCCGAAGAGCCGCAGCACACAGCCAACCAATCACGGCCACTGTTCAAGGTTGGCTTTATGATGATATCAATTTATGGTTACCAAATCATCAGGTCTTTTTAACGGCTGAAATTTATGACCTGCTCGCTGAAGAGTTGCTGATTGTTGAGGCTGAATTTGGCATCGGTAATGATGACGGTATAACAACAAAATTACTACTGATGCCGCGTGACGGATTTCTGGCTCCCGCCGATCCGGACAAAAGAGGCGGTAACAGTGCAATTTGGAGATAACAATGTTTAAGCAGCTTCAACGAAAAATAAAATTATTAGTATCACGCGCAGTCGTCAATATTGTTACCGATTCACTCAAACAACAAAATATGCAAATCAATTTACTTGACGGTGAAACTGCTGATGACGTTGAGCGATTTCAAAATTACGGGCACACATCTGTGCCCCCTGCAGGCTCTGAAGCCATTGTTTTATCGGTCGGCGGTAAAAGACAGCATCTTGTAGCGGTGGTTGTTGATAGTAAATCATCGCGATTAAAAGACCTTAAAAGCGGTGATAGCGCACTCTATCACTTAGATGGTCACTATTTGTTATTAACTGAAGAGCAACTTGTAAATCTAGTTTGTAAAAACCTTCACGCAAAAGCTGATGAAAAAATTTTGTTTGAAACACAACAAACCCAATTCACAGGCAATGTTGATATTATTGGCGGTGACAGTAAGGCATCAGGAACAAGCACGGCTGCAGATCATATCAGTGGTGATATTAGTTTTTTGAATCATGTCCACTATTGCGAAAAATGTGGCTCAACAACATCAAAACCGCAGGCAGGATAAATGCAATTAACATGGAACAAACACGCTGCAGATATCGATTATATCTGCGGTAACGAAGTGTTAACCAATATTATCGCATCATTGTTTACTGATGCACGTGCGCATGATGATGACGCGTTACCTAGTGGTGGCACTGACAAGCGTGGCTGGTGGGGTAATTCATTCAGTGATAAAAAAATTGGTTCTCGGTTGTGGTTGCTAAGTCGTGAAAAACAATTGTCATCAGTGTTAAAACGTGCGCAAGAATATGCTGAAGAGTCACTACAATGGATGATTAAAGAACGTTTAATTAAATCTGTAACAGTTGTAGCAGCAAACCCGTCAAATGGCGTTTTAATGTTAACTGTTCGTCCTGTTTTATTAAACAGCAAGGATGTGCCGGAATATTCTTTTACTGCGACTTTAAATAATATTTAAATGGGGTTTAAATGTCATACACACCGCCAAAACTAACCGAACTAATTAAGCGAGCAAAAGGTGACTTTGACGCTGTTGGTGTTCGCTCGTTATTAATTGATGCAATTGCAATGGCACATGCAGGGCAAACTAATGGGTTGTATGAATTTTTAGGATGGATCTCAAGGCAAATTGTGCCACATCTTGCTGATGAGGAAATTTTGTTATTATTTTGCCAATTCTGGGGTATTCAAAGAAAAATGCCTAGCAAAGCTAAAGGTTCGCTTCTTCTAACGGTTCGAGGTGATACAGCTATCACCGCGGGCACTCAGTGGCAAACAAACTCAGGATTAATTATTGAATGCGCTCAATCTGTTTTACTGAGGACAGGCACGGCGGCTGTTGGAGTTGTTGCAATTGAGGAGGGAGCAGCTGGCAATATTAGTGGTGGCATTGAGTTTGAATTAATTTCACCTATTGCCAATGTTGAGAGTAAAGCGGTTTTAAGTGAGACAGGCATGACTGGTGGCGCTGATATTGAAAACATTAGCTCGTTACGCGCTCGTTTACTGTTTCGAGTTCAATACCCGCCCTCAGGAGGCAATAAATGGGATTATATCAGATGGGCACGTGAATGCGCTGGTGTTACGCGTGCTTGGTGCATTCCTGCCCCGCTCTACTGTAATTATGTTACTGTCGTGTTTGTGCTTGATGAACAAGCAAATATCTTACCATCTAGCGATGACTTAAACCGAGTGCGTGAGTATATCAACGGGCATATCAATCCAGTTACTAATCAATTTGAAGGTAAGCCGCCAGCTGCAGAGTTAATTGTAAAAGCACCAAAAACAAAGGCTATTAACCCAAAAATTCGATTGTTTCCCGACACGCCTGAAGCGCGTACAGCAGTTTATAACGCACTGGTTGAATTACTGTATAAGTCGCAATTAGGCGAAAAAATATATCTTTCACATATTCGCGCTGCAGTATCAAATGCTAAAGATGTTATCGACCATCAAATTAATCTAACGACTGATATCGAAGCATCAAGCGACGAATTGATTGTACTGGGTAATGTGACATGGCTATGACACCAGAAGACTATCAAAATGCGGGCTTGCAATTGCTGCCTTCTGGTTATGCATGGAATAAAGAATTAGATGGCGAAAATGCAAGGCTACAGCTCGGATTCGGTTATGAATTTTCACGCGTTGAATCAACTGCAGAGTTGCTACTAAAAGAAGTTGTTCCCTGTGATTCCATGTTACTACTAAAAGAATGGGAAGCGTTTGCAGGACTACCGGACTGCACAACTGACGAAACCACAACTATTGAAATGCGCCACCAAGCGCTATCGGCAAAAATAAAAATGACGCCATCGCTGTGCTCAAAATTTTTGGAAAAAATTGCCGCAGATCGTGGTTACACAATCGAGGTTATAGATAGATACCCGCATCACTGTATGCGCGACATTAACTACCCGCTGCACCCATGGCACAACTGGTGGATTGCATACGTTAAAGTTTTTAATTACGCATCGCATTACATGACTGTATTAGATAACGTAAAAACATATCTAAAGGTCAATGACTATGGTGATTTGCAGTGTTTACTTGAACGCTACAAACCTGCTCACATCAATTTAATTTATGAGGAAGTTTAATGTTTCACTTAGATAACAATAGCGGCATCGATGTGATGCCGGCAATAAAGCAAGCTTTGTCGCATCAATCAAAATGGTTTACTGAAGGTGACACAAAAACACCGCCGAGCCACCCCGGAGCTGATTGGTTTAATATAGTGCAAGCTGAGTTATTGAATATATTAAAAGAGGCTGGTATTTCACCCAAAAAAGACGCTTTAAATCAATTGTCTATCGCTATCAGAGCGCTCGTTAGTAAAGGTCGCGTGCAGCTCAGTTCGGCAGTAGACAGCACATCAGAAACAGAAGCGGCAACATCAAAGGCGGTCAGAGATGCGTTTAATTATGCTAAATTTTCAGACGAGAAAGCGCAGGCAGCATATAATCAAGCCGAAATGGCGCTAAGGGCAGCGGAGGCGCGCGCAACAACAATCTCTGTTGGTCGCGTGCAGCTCAGTTCGGCGGTAGACAGCACATCAGAAACGGAAGCGGCAACACCTCTAGCTGTAAAATTAGCCCGCGACTTGGCGGGGCAAGCTCAGTGGCATGCGAATCATAATGCAGTTCAGAAAACTCAGAAAATCAATGGAAAAAAATTAGATGCTGATATTTCGTTAAGTGCCGCTGATGTTGGGGCACTATCCATATTCGACTTTAACACTATGGTTGGCAACCCAGGTTTTGAAATGACGCCAAAAGGACTGATAAGACAGTGGGGAACGGTTCAATTGCCGCCCGTGGGCGATTACAATTCTGTTGTAATTGGCGGCACGAAATATTATACAAACTATTATCAGATATCATTGCCGATAGCGTTTCCTCACAACTCCGACACGGTGAATGTGACGATGGCCTGCAGTACAATTGAAGTTCAGTCATCAATGTTTGGCACATTTGTGACTGCGAATTTAAGCGGCAGTCCATCAAGATTGACGCTCGCTGTTACAACTCCTGTTCTTGGCGCTGCATTAACAATTCATTACGAAATCATAGGACATTAATATGAAAATATATTTTAGTGGATCAACCATGGGGTTTTATTTTGACGTTATACATACTAATATACCCGATGATGTTGTTGAAATAACACAATCTGAATATCAAAGTTTGTTGGAAAAACAATCAACTGGGTATGAAATTATTATAGATAAAGATGGAAAACCAACAGCAAAAAAAGTAGAGCGTTAGCTCTACGAGCAATAATGGTATCGATAATGAGTCACTCAGAATAATAATTATAGTGATTTTTATTCTGAGTGATATTTGTTTTTATTTTAAATAAGCCGCTACAATCATAAAAGCCATGTGATATTGTATTATGTTAGATTTGATGATAATGTAATTGAGTAATGCCTTGTTTTAGCTCAATTTACAGCAGGCTTTGTGCATTTTAATATGAATACACATTATTAATGCAAAAGTAATCAAATTTTACAGATAGATGTTGCTAGCGCACTGGTAAATGGGCAAAAAGGATTTACTTGTTGCGCAATTGCTTACCATTATTTTTTGTTGGATTTGTGGCATTAAATACCGACAATAGCGATGGGGTATGGATGCGCATGTATGGTACTGATGCTTTTGGCTTGCTTTGCCTGAGTTTTCCATACTTGTCAATAGTCTTACGATAAAGGAAAATAATAATTTATTGCGCTAGTTACGATCTACTATTAATAAAATACATGCTGGCACACTACAGAAGATACCAAAAGTAAAAAATATTATTATTTTTCCCCATCAGAATAAGATTTTTTTAAAAGAATGTAGTGAAATATGGGTGATAAAACACCTAGCTAAGTAACCATCAGCAATAAAGCAGATTTACTAGTAGCATTTTTAACGTATTTTGGGAAGGGTTAATTTAAGGAGTATAAATGAATATTTTTTCACGCTTATTTGGTAAGAAATCAAAATTACAACAAGCTGATGAAGCATTAATTGAAAATCCAAATATTCAAGCGCCATTAGCATTAAGCATTGTTTTTAAGGGGCAGTTCTATTTAGATCAAGATAATTTATTAAAGCAATTACGTAGTATTGATTCATCAATGAAAAATATTCGATGCCAAATGCCATATGGCAAGTTAGATGACGGATGTTATGCTTTATTTGGTTGGAAAAATCATGTCATTAAATTAATTGGCATCAATGCTCCTTATCCTGCTGATGTTTTAGAAATATGCGTGGCACCAGCACATTACAGTCAGGATATTAAAGATCAAGTTCGTGAAAATGATAGTTATATCATTCTATATTATACTGGATATGAAAAGAATATACTTGAGCAATACTTGGCTTTAACTCGTTTTGCAGCTAGTTTTGAACCATTTAATGGTTTAGCGCTGATTAATGGAAAAGGGCATAGCTCATTACCAATAAAAGTTATTCGTCAATTAGCCACAGAAAAAGGTGGAATAGAAGGGTTATGTCATTGCTTACCAATGTTTTATTGTGGTTTTTGTCAAATATGAAATAGAAAATGTTAAAGGTGTGTGGATGCGCACGTATGGCGCTGACGCTTTTGGATTACCTGATTTTGCTGTATTAGCTAATAGCCATGATGAAGGCGTATACTATTTTGATATGTTTAGCAATATTCTACAGTATTTACGCGATAGTGGTACAACAATGGCTTCTGGTGACACAATGGAAGTTGGCGATAATAAAATGATGTCTTTACGCACACCACGTGATGATGAAAGTTTTTTAAAAGATGAAGGGTACGTTTTAGTCGTTGAAATAAATAGCAATAATGCAACTGAATAAATACTTAACTCGCCAGCAAAATTAATCTAATAAAATAAACGTCTATTTTTAAATAGTGCGTTTATTTTGTAGGTTAATTTTATCACTTAATTTATTGTTCAATTTACTTATCGTTATCGATAGTGCTAGCCCATTATCAAAACGTTATTTTTTCATTGTAATTACAATATCGCCAGTATTAAGTCTTACCTTTTCACCATTATATTGGTACTCCGACCACAGAGCAGGGTTATCCGATTCACAGTCATTAATGATTCGATACTCACTATAACCTGTATTGTTGCCTAAGATAGGTATAATCTCACCAACAGATCTTTCAATATCATGTTCAGACAAGTAGGTAATTAATTTTTTGACTAATTCTAGTTTGTGTTTTAACTCTGGATTATCTTTATACGATGATTCCATAAAATTAATAATATCTAACATTTATAACCTTTATAAAAATGTAAAACCAAAAAAATGATTTGGGTTAAAAAGTAAATTACCACAGTCTTGGCCATTGAGGTAATTTATACTCATTGAGGAAAAGGGTATTGATGAGTATGCTATTTCGGTGATAGTTACAGTTTGCTCGGTTTTGAATAATTGCGAATAAATTGACATTAATGAAAAATGATCATCGCCATCTAACGTAAACCATGCTTTAATTTCTGTTAATTCATTATATTGTATAATACCTGCTTCACTGAGATATAACTCAAAAATAACTTCATCAATAATAAAATATAATCTATCATAAAGCGGGTGAAAAATCGGCAGAGTAGCATAATCAACATAGCCAGCGATCATGACATCCTTTAGTTCACCGAGCATTAATCTATCAAAAAATCCTTGCAT